TAAGAGACCAGTAATCTTAGAAACATTCAATAACTTGAACTTAGACCCTGCATCTCCAAATTATATCAAAAAAGTAATTGGTGATAGAAATGTAACAATTGATGCTAATGGAAAACAAACTGAAAATGGTGATTATGTAAATCGTTCTAAACATATTAGAGTAGAATGTTCAGCAGAAGGTTCGTTCCCTGTCGTTGCAGGACCATTCGGACACGCTGTATATTCATCTCCAATATCTGGTTCAGATTCAATCACACCAGGAGTAATATTCAAAACTACATCAGATAGCAACACTGCTTCTAATTCACAAAATTATAGTGGTATTGATTTAGAAGATGCAACTGCAAAAATAGATAACGCTCACTTCTTATCACCAATTCCAGTCGGTGCAGCAAGTGGTTCAAATGTTTTATTCTCATTTGATTCTCAATTATCTTATGAACTAACTGGTTCAGATGCAGTAGATGTTAACAAGAGACAATTCTTAGTTGGATTCCAAGAAGGATTTGATGGTGTTTCTCCAACAGTAGCAAAAGCCAAATATGGTGATTCTGATTGGGGTGCTGGAAACTCTCAAGGATTTAACTTAGCAAACTCAACTGCAAGTGGTTCAGTTGCTTATGTAAAAGCAATTAACTCAGTATCTAATCCAGATGATTTCGATATCAACTTAGTATCTGCACCAGGTGTTGTAAGAAGATTACACTCTTATGTGTTTGATAAAATTACTGATATGGTTGAAGCAAGAGAAGATGCATTCTTCATCGGTGATGTAACAGATGGTGGTGATACTATTTCACAAGCAGTTTCTCAAGGTTCATCAGTAGATTCTAACTATGTTGGAACTTACTATCCTTGGGTCAAAACAATTGATAGAAACACAAACAAATTAACTGCAGTACCACCTTCAGTATTGATGCCTGGTATATATGCAGCGAATGATGCAATCGCAGCAGAATGGTTTGCACCAGCTGGTTTAAACAGAGGTGGAATCATCGGAGCAGTTTCTGTACTAAACAGATTAACTCACGCTGAGAGAGATACATTATACGAAGGGAAGATTAACCCAATCGCACAATTCCCAGGCGAAGGTATCGTGGCATTCGGACAAAAAACTTTACAAGATAAAGCTTCTGCACTTGATAGAATCAATGTTAGAAGATTGTTAATTAAAGTTAAGAAGTATATTGCTTCTACTTCAAGATACTTAGTATTCGAACAAAACACTTCTCAAACAAGAAGTAGATTCTTGAATACAGTAAACCCTTACTTAGAAGGAATACAACAAAGACAAGGTTTATACGCGTTTAGAGTGGTGATGGATGAATCAAACAACACACCAGATGTAATCGACAGAAATATATTGGCTGGACAGATTTTCTTACAACCAACAAAAACTGCTGAATTCATCGTGTTAGATTTCAACATCTTACCGACAGGAGCATCATTCTCGGCGTAATTAATTAAAAATAAAAAAGAACTATATTTATAGTAGTAAATAGGAGAAAACAAAAATGGCAGAAGTATTAGAATTTAACGATATGTTCTATACCAATTTCGAACCGAAAATGAAAAATAGGTTCGTCATGGAAATTGATGGTATTCCTTCATATCTTATAAGAGTAGCAAACAGACCTACTATTCAGTTTGAAAAAGTAACACTTGACCATATCAATGTTAAAAGACAATTGAAAGGTAAAGGTGAATGGCAAGATGTAGAAATTACATTATATGACCCAATCGTTCCAAGTGGTGCACAATCTGTAATGGAATGGGTGAGAACTTCTCACGAATCGTTAACAGGTAGAGATGGATATGCTGATTTCTACAAGAAAGATATCCAATGTTATCTATTAGGACCTGTTGGTGATAAGATTGAACAATGGACTTTAAAAGGTGCATTTATCACAACAGCCAATTTCGGTAATTTAGATTGGACATCAAATGAACCAGCTGATATTACTGTAACTCTAGCATATGATTATGCAATATTAGAATTCTAATACAACTCCAAC